GATTTTAAAAGCAAAATTAGGAAATTTAGAAAAAAGCCATCCCAGCCAGTACAGTGGGCTAAAAATTTATCAAAAACACTTCAAAGTACACACTCGTTTGAGGCAATTTCAAAGGTGTGGTCGGTAACTATGAGTGATTATATAAGATGACATATTGGTTATTATACACATTTTTAGCGATTATAGGTACACTTTTGTGTATTTCTATTTATTTTAACTATAAGCACGGTGTTCTTATTATAAGGACGATTGATGAAATTGAAGTTGCGTTAGGCGTTTTAGATCAAAAATATGAGTCAGTTTCTAAAATTTTGGAAATTCCTCTCTTTTTTGATTCACCTCAAATAAAACAACTTCATAACGATATCGGTGCATGCCGTGACTCAATCCTTCAAGTTGCATCATCACTTGGGAATGTTGATATAAAAAAATAACAAGAGTCATTGATGATTGTAAAGAAAAAAGTAGTTAAGCGCAGAAAAATTAAGAGAAAGCCAGGAAAAAGTAAATTATACTTTACTGCTGATACTCAAGCTTCGATAGAGAAATTTCAGGTCGAAGAGAGCGAAGCGGAGAAAGATAAAATTTATACAAATGAGATAATGCCAGCTCTTGTTAAGCTAGTTGAAAATCTTATTTTGATTTATGGCTTCGCTAAAGGCCGCCATGATTTTGGTAGCTTAAAAAATGATTGCATAACATTTTTATATGAAACACTTCATAAATTTGATGCATCAAAGGGAACAAAGGCTTTTTCATACTTTAATGTTGTTGGTAAAAACTGGTTAATATTAAATACTAGAAAAAGAAAGAAAGTTCGAGATAATTCGTATCCAATACATGATCTTGAATCCTTCAGTGCTGCCGATCGTTATATGATATCAAATCATATGTTAGCAGCTGCTCCAGACGACATAATGATATCAGCCGAACAACGAGATGAAATTCAGGAAATATTAAAAATCCTTCGCACAAAAGTGGTAAACACAAACGATGTTGCCTGTGTTGAAGCTGTCACTGTTGTTTTTAATAAAATTGACGAACTTGACTTATTAAATAAACGAGCTGTATATGTTTATATTAGGGAAATATCTGGTTTAAATTCAAAACAGTTATCAACATCAATGTCGACAGTCCGCCGCTTATATAAACAGATTAAGGGCGAGGAATTATTTTGACAATCAATACTTTAACAAAAAAACAACAAAAACAACAAAAGAAGATAGATGCGTTTTCTGAGCTGCTTGAAGACTTAGCTAACTCTACAGATAAAAAGAAGATGCTTTGGAAGGAGATCTATGAAAATGCTCTTTTCGATCGTTCAAGCGCAGAAATATTATTTAATGAAGCATATACTACAATGCAAACAACTACAACAGATCATATTGCTGTCGGCCCAATGTTGACGAAGTATTTAGAACGAATGAATAAGTCAAATGACCAGCTTTTAAAGCTTGCTGAACAAATATCAAAATCAGAAGAAAATTCAGGAAAAATTAATTCCGAAGATATTTTCTCACAGATTTCGGAGTAATTAATGGCTGAATTACCGGGATCAGGTGTTAGTAATCCAGTAGGGTCTGGTAATTCTATATACAAGGCTGTCGTCTTGGACGTTATAATAAACAGGTCATCTATCTCGTTAATGGGAAGTTTAAATGGCGTCAAAAACATCGCTAAACTTAAAAATGCCCCTTTAAATTCGTGTATTATTAAATTTTATGGTTCCAGCGCCCCTCCTGAAAAATCCGCTATTGTTGCATATCCATTTTTTCCGCCTCATCTTGGCATGCCAATCCAAGCCGGCGAGATTGTTTGGGTTATATCACCAACTCTCGATGAACCGGATATAAATGATTGTTTCTGGGTTTGTAGGGTAATTGGTGCCCATGGGATCGATGATTTAAACTTTACTCATCTATTTCGATCTTCCACCCAATCGAGTCAAGCCCCACCCCAACCCCGGTCTAGCCAAAAATGGGAAGCCAGTGAGACCCCCCAAACAACCCCAACAACATATAATGAAATACCAGGTTTTTTAAATAGTCTGGATGGCGACGCTCCTCTCCGCCTTGGTCCGTCGAAAAATTTAGAATCTATTGAGCCAATTAATCCATTTGATATGATAGTTACGCAGTCGGTTGCTTATAAAGCATTTGTCGGCGAGCCAGTACCTCATTTTTCAAAACGACCGGGCGATTTGGTAATTCAAGGTAGCAATAATTCCCTTATTTGTCTTGGCCAGGATCGAACATACGGTGTTTTAGATGATAATGATATGTTTAACAACTTGACAGGTAGTTTATCATCTACTCGGCCCTCAAGCGGTACAGGTACAATTGATATTGTCACAGGTAGATCTAGATATATGCCTTTGGATGCATTTACAAAAGATTCGGAATCAAAAAAACCTGAAAGAACCGGAATTCAGAAGCAACTTAATACACGTTCTTATAATGAAATGTATAAAAAAGCAAATAATCCTGCCTCCGGTGAACTCGATTTCGCAGTAGATGCTTCTAGAATTTATGTTTCAATGAAAACAAATGGTGATAAATGTTTTGGTTTGACATCTGAGCTTGGCAGAATGCCTGTAGGGTTTGTTAGTGGTTCAATAGCCCCCGTTGATGATGCGGCATATATTACATTAAAGTCAGATGAACTTCGTTTAATTGCTAGAAAACAAAATGAAAACGAATATTTTCCAGAATCAACCAATCCTGAGATAAATGGCAGTATTAAAATTATAAAAGAAGGTGTCGTTAATGAAGATTTCGCCGCCGTGATGTTATTACCTGATGGCACAATTCAAATTAATGGTTCGAAGATTTTCTTAGGAAGAACTATTGCTGATGGTGGCATCGGCGGCGGTCCTGGCGAAGATGAATCACAACCATATGTCAAGTATCAGGAATTGGAAGATCTTTTTAACACTTTTATGGATGATATTAAAGCATTTTGTGATGGAATGACTGCAGCCCCCACCCCAGGATATGGTGCTCCATCCCCAGCAATTGATGCAGCGGTGGCTGCACTTAAAATCGCGATGGATTCTAGGAAGGGTGAGATTGAAACACTTAAATCAGAAAGAATTTTTGGAGAGTGAGATATGCCTCTTGGTTCTGCCACGGCAGGTTTATTAAATGGTATCCAGACGGCTTATAAAAGTGCAGTTGATAATGGCGCCGAGAATGAGAATGCCTTCGGAACCCAGAATTCTTTAGCACGTGATATGAGTTCTGCTATCGATACATATTACTCCCAGGCCCTGGTTACTACAAGTGTAATAATAGATTCTGGTCAGCAAGACAGTGTAGGAGGATCGACTCAGGTTGATGGAACAGGTTCGGGAACGGGTTCTCTTACCACATTAGATCCAGTCACTTTAACACATTCACTATATAACGCATATAAATCCGCAGCCACAACTGGTGAAGAAAGTGATCCAATTCAACAACTAGCTCAAGATGTCGGAGATGCAGTTTATAAATACATGATATCTCCAACAGTTATAACGGCAGTTATGGCAAATGGTGGACAAGTAACCAACGCTTCTGCAGGAACGGCCAACCCGATAGGAACAGTGGCTAGCCCTGGAATCGGAACGGCCGAGGGAGAAGTCAGTTTTGAGTCAGATGACGTTAGTGTATTAAAGTCCGATGTTGAAACTGCATATAATACTGCAAAGACAAATGGTAAAGTAGGATTGTCTTTGGAGGCTCTGGCTACCGACGTTCACGCCGCAATTCATCGTTTTGCACTAACTGCTATTGTTAAAACAGATGTTACAGTTGTACCAGGTCAAGTGGTTGCTGGGTATATGGTCCTTGTCGGTGTCGCGCCTGCACCATTACCAGCAGTTACGCTCGTGGGCAGTGGCACAGGAGAAGGTACAATTAGTTAGCGACGAAAAACTTAATTGGCATATTTAAGATATGGAGAAATAATGGCTGGTACAACAACATATGATTTTGGTTCTGTAGGTGATAGATTACCTACACTTCGGAGTCATGAACAGACTTTTGATGATCCAGTTAAGATAAATTTTAATCCGGTAACTCCACTTAAATTATCGTATAATAAGTCTGAATTGTTTGTGATGAATACAGATCTCGGCGATGCTATAACTGATAATTTAAAGAATCTACTGTTAACAAATCGTGGGGAACGTATAATGCAACCTGATTTTGGAGCAAATTTAAAGGCAATTCTTACAGAATTTGGAACTTCTGAATTTGAAGCTGAGGTTATGACTCGAATCAAAACATCTGTTAATAAATATTTACCCTATATTTCATTGCAACAAATGAAGCTAGAAAAAATACCATCCGCTCCCGCTACAGGTCTTACAATTATAAGTATAGAAATAGTTTATTCTATTCCACACATAGATTTAAAAAATCAGCAAGTTTCTGTTGTGTTAAATACAGTTGCATAATTCGGATATTTTATAAATGGCAAAAAATACAAAAAAAGAAAATGAAAAAAATTATCTTGCTAAAGACTATAATTCGTTTAGGCAAGAATTAACACGATATGCTAAAACATATTTTTCAAACCAAAATTCCGATTTTTCTGAAGCGAGTCTTGGTGGTATGTTTGTTGATTTGGCTGCATATGTTGGCGATAGTATGTCATTTTTTCTTGATCACCAATTTAATGAATTAGATCCTCAAAATGCTACAAGCAATGTTAATATTTTATCTCATGCAAAAAATGCTGGTGTTAAAATCTATGGTGCATCACCAGCAGGTGTTGATCTTAAGTTTTTTGTTGAAGTATCAGCTGTTCAATCTTCTGGTGAATATGTCCCATCCATTTCTTCACTTCCGATTATTTTAGAAGGAACCACTTGTAAATCATTACAAGGAGTATCTTTTACTACAACAGAAGATATAGATTTTTCAGAAAGAGATTATGACGGAATATTAACTGCTAATATAAGAACATCACAGGTAGACTCATCCGGTAATCCCATTAATTTTATTTTAACAAAATCAGCTCCAGCAACCTCTGGCATTATATATGTTCAAACAAAAAAAGTTGGCAATTTTTCATCTTTTAAAAAGTTAACGTTATCTAATACCGACGTATCAGAAATTATATCTGTCGTTGACACTGATGGGAACATATATTATGAAGTTGATTATTTAACGCAAAATACTGTTTTTAAGAAATCTAAAAATATAAAATCAGATCAACTTGAGGTTCCAGCGGTTTTAGAGATCCAGACTGCAACACGAAGGTTTATTGTTGAAACTAACTTTAATTCATCTATTACAACACTGACATTTGGTGGCGGCGATGAAACGAGTTCAGACAATGATGCTATTCCCGATCCGTCAAGTTTAGCTTTACCATTATATGGAAGAACAACATTTCAAAGATTTTCAATCGATCCTCAATCACTTTTAAGATCTCATCAACTCGGCGTCGCTCCATCAAATACATCACTAATAATAACATATAGAGCCGGAGGCGGCTTATCTCATAATATTGCAGCTGGCTCTATTGCAGTAATTGAAAATCTTAGAGCCGAATTTCCTCTAAACCCACCAGCAATAATCTCAAATCAAGTAGTAAATTCCATTGATGTAAGTAATGTATCTGACGCATCCGGAGGTATGGGTAAACAAACAATTTCTGAACTTAGAGCTAGAATATTTTCTTCTAGAAATGAACAATCTCGAATAGTAACGCCGGAAGACCTCCTTGCCCGCTTATACTCATTACCATCGCAATTTGGGCGCGTTTTTAGAGCGTCAATAAGAAAGAGCTCTCGAAATCCAATGGCATCAGAATTATATATTTTATGTCGAAGTCGAACAGGCGCCTTAACTGTTGCTCCAGATACGCTAAAACGAAACCTTGGTACTTATTTAAACGAATTTAGGCTAATATCTGACGCCATTGATATTTTAGATGCAACAATTATAAATTATGGTATAGAATATTCAATTGTTGTAACACCAGAATCAAATAAGGTAATTGTGACTGCAAACGTGGCGTCCGCTATTGCGAGACTTGTTAACATTAATTCATATCAAATTGATCAACCACTAATTGAAGCCGACTTTATAAATGCTATTATTAATACCTCTGGAGTTTTATCGCTTATGGGTTTTACAATCTTTAATAGAACCGGATTTTTTGATAACGCCAAAGTTTATAGCGATTATAGCTATGACCTACAATCTAATAAATTTAAAGGTATGATAGTTGGACCACCTGGATCAATATTTGAACTAAAGTATTTAACGTCTGATATTGTTGGGAGTGCTGAATAATGTATTTAATTTATACTGGAAGTAAAGACACTTATATTACAAACAAGATTATTAACGGCGCGTTCTCGGCTTCTGATGCTAATGTCGGCCAGGCTGGTACTATTGATATTTTTAAACTCTATGACGAAACATCGTTAAATGGCACAACTAAGTTGGCAGAGATATCTAGAGGTCTTATTAAGTTTGATTTGTTACCATTACATGCTTTAACAGGCTCATCCATCGACGTTAATGCAAGTTCATTTAGCGCAAAGATTAAATTGCACAATTTACTTGCCGGAACAGCCACACCATCGAATTTTACGCTTGTCATTGCTCCACTATCTAGATCATTTACTGAAGGTGCCGGCCGTGATCTTTCTGCATTTGCCGATTTAGATGTTGCAAATTTTTACACATCGTCTATGAGTTCTGGTTCACCAGTGATATGGCATATGTCTGGTGCAAATAAAGGTGGTCTACTTGATTCTAGTAATATCGACTATATAGTTTCTGGTACAATTGATGGAACACTACAATCTTTATCACCAGAACAGACATTTATTGAGGGTACCGAAGATTTATTTATTGATGTCACAACTATAGTTTCTGCTACATTGGCTGGAAATATTCCAGATCATGGTTTTAGATTGGCTTTTACCGGTAGTGAGGAAAATGACGCAAAATCTAGATTTGTAAAACGCTTTGCGAGTATACAGTCATCTAACCCTTTAAAATATCCTACGCTTCACATTACATACAATGATTCCGTATCTGATGCTACGAATAATTTTGTTTTTGATTCATCCGGATCAATGTATTTAAACAATTTTGTTCGTGGTACAAGAACAAATTTTGTATCAGGTACCGCAGCATCAGATATTACTGGTGCTAATTGTATGTTACTACGTCTTGAAAAAAATGATTTTAAGAAAACCTATGCAGTTTCACAAATATCAGAAGGTACAGATAGTACATCAATATCTGGCTTATATTCAGCATCTTTTGCATTATCACTGGCCAACCAAACTAAAATAAATAATTCAAATGAAACAATATTAAATTTTGTAAACACTAGTGGCTCTATTACGTTTGATGCAATATGGTGTTCAAATGATGAAACTGTCGGATTCCACACCGGTTCACTTGAAGTAGTCAGATCAAAATCAACGATGTCAAATTCAGCTCCCGCTGATTTTATAATAAAATCAATGACGATGCCTTCAACAATTAACATTGATGAAAAATTAAGAATACTCTTTTTTGTTGTTGATAAAAGTATTGAACGAAAAGCGAGTAAGATACCACACAAATTAGTTAGTGTACCATTACAACAGGTTTATTATCAAATACGTGATCTTGGTTCTAATCAAATCGTTGTTCCATTCGAAACAATAAATTCTGGCACAAAATTATCAAATGATACATCAGGCCTGTATTTCGATTTACATGCCAATACTCTTCAACCTGGTTACAGTTATACTATTGACCTGCTTGTAAAAGATTTTGATAGACAAAGAGTATTTACCGGTGTTTGTCCAAGTTTTAAGGTAATTAAATAATGGCCCGAAAAGGTGTAACAATAACAAATTCAGGTTTATTTAGTACCTCAACTG